AGTAGCAGACGGAGAATGGGCAGCTAAGTGGCCAGGTGCTTTAGGTAATAGTTTAAAAGTTTCTATGGCAGATGCAAATACATTCTCTGGATGGGCATATGCATCTAACTTCGATTCAACACCAGGCACATCAACATTTACATCAAATGCTGGTGGTGCTAATGACGAAATACACATTATCGTAATTGACGAAGATGGTTCTTTCACAGGAACACAAGGTGAAGTTTTAGAAAAATTTGCTTTTGTTTCAAAAGCTTCAGACGGAAAAGACGATAGTGGAAATTCTAGTTACTACAAAAATGTAGTTAATAATCAATCCCAATATATCTGGTGGTTATCACACGCAACAGGAAATACAAGTGCTGATTACGCTAACGCTAGTTCTACTTGGGGAACAACAGCTACAAATAAAGACTTTACATTAATGGCTGCTAACTCTACACTTTCACTTGTAAATGGTGCAGACGGTACAGTTACAACAGGTAATGTAATTACTGCTTATGATGAGTTTGACAATGCTGATTCAGTAGATGTTAACTTAATGATTTCAGGCCCAGCTGATGCAACAATAGCTACTGACTTGATTTCACAGGCAGGAACAAGAAAAGATTGTGTTGTATTCTTATCACCAGAAAAAGCTGACTGTGTAGACAACGCAGGTTCAGAAGCTACAGATGTTGTTGCATATAGAGATACTTTAACATCATCTTCTTATGCAGTAATAGACGGAAACTGGAAATATCAATACGACAAATACAATGATGTTTACAGATGGGTACCTTGTAACGGAGATGTTGCAGGACTATGTGCCAGAACAGACCAAGAAAGAGATCCTTGGTTCTCACCAGGTGGTTTAAATCGTGGTATTCTAAAGAATACAATTAAACTTGCTTGGAATCCAACAAAAACAAATAGAGATACACTTTACAAAAATGGTGTAAATCCGATTGTAACATTTGCTGGAGACGGTATTGTATTGTTTGGAGATAAAACAATGCAAAGTAAACCAAGTGCTTTTGATAGAATCAATGTTAGAAGATTGTTTATCATATTAGAGAAAGCAATCGCAAGAGCAGCTAGATTCTCACTCTTTGAATTCAATGATGTGTTCACAAGAAGTCAGTTTGTTTCACTTGTTGAACCATACTTAAGAGATATTCAAGGTCGTAGAGGTATCACAGACTTTAGAGTTGTTTGTGATGAAACTAACAATACAGGTCAGGTCATAGATTCTAACCGATTTGTTGGTGATATCTACATCAAACCTGCTCGTTCAATTAACTTTATTCAACTTAACTTTGTTGCAGTAAGAACAGGAGTAAGTTTTGACGAAGTTGTTGGAAAGTTCTAATAAATAAAAGTATAACAGGAGAAAATAAAAATGGCATTTAATGTAAACGAGTTTAGAAGTCAAATGGTTGGAGACGGTGCTCGTCCCAATCTGTTTGAAGTAACTATGCCTTTTCCTACTTTTTCTGATCCTGGAGATGCACAGAGAAAAACAACATTCATGTGCCGAACAGCGCAACTACCTGGCTCAACAGTCGGTGTAGTTCCTGTTCAATATTTTGGTCGTGAATTAAAATTTGCTGGTAACAGAGTATTTGCTGATTGGACAATCACAGTCATCAATGATGAAGATTTCGTAGTAAGAAATGCTTTTGAAAGATGGATGAATGGTCTGAACAGTCATAGTTTAAATGTTAGAAACCCAGCTGCTCTTGCTCCAGGCGGATATACAGTAGATGCTCAAGTAACACAGTTTGCAAAAGGCGGAGATAACATAAAGAGATATAACTTTATTGGTATGTTCCCGACTGACTTGACACCTATTGATGTAGATTGGGCTTCAAATGATGTTATTGAGGAGTTTTCAGTTTCTTTATCCTACCAATGGTGGGAATCGGTAGCTGATGGTGTTGTGTAACGGAGAAGGTAATTCTTCTCCTTTTATTAGGATGATAGATTTATGGCTATAAAACTTTTCGGATTCACTTTAGGTAAAAAAGATGTGGCTCAGGTGCAAAAACCTGAGCAACCATCTTTTGCACTTCCTACGGAGACAATGGATGACGGTGCCGTAACGGTAACGCAAAATGCATATTATGGAACTTATATTGATTTAGAAGGTTCTGTAAGAAATGAAATAGAATTAATCACTCGTTATAGAGAGATGGCAAATCACCCAGAGCTAGAACAAGCTGTTGATGATATTGTCAACGAATCAATTACACATGACGAGGCAGGTAAAATTTTAGATATTAATTTAGATAATCTAAAACAACCTGAAACAATTAAAAAGAGAATTAGAGAAGAATTTGACGGCATATTAAGTATGTTAAACTTCAATAATCTCGGTGATGATTTATTTAAGAGATGGTATATTGACGGAAGAATATATTATCATGTTGTAATAGATGAGAAAAATCCAAAACAAGGTATTAAAGAGTTAAGATTTATTGATCCTCGTAAGATTCGTAAAGTACGAGAAATCAAAAAATCAAAAGACCCAAAGACAGGTGCACCAGTAATAAATGCTATTGCAGAATATTATGTGTATAATGAAAAAGGAACAACTACACAAAGATATACAGCTAATGTTGGTCAAGGTATAAAAATAGCACCAGAGTCAATTATAAATGTAAACTCTGGTTTAATGGATGCTAAAAACACTTTTGTAATTTCATATTTACACAAAGCAATTAAACCATTAAATCAATTAAGAATGATTGAAGATGCTGTTGTAATTTATAGATTATCAAGAGCACCAGAAAGAAGAATATTTTACATAGATGTAGGTAACTTACCAAAAGGAAAAGCTGAACAATATCTTCGTGATGTTATGGTTAAGTATCGTAACAAAATGGTATATGATGCATCAACTGGTGAGTTAAGAGATGATAGAAAACATATGTCTATGTTAGAAGATTTTTGGTTACCAAGACGAGAAGGTGGTAAAGGAACAGAAATTACAACTTTACCAGCAGGACAAAATCTTGGTGAATTAGAAGATGTAAAGTATTTTAGACAAAAACTTTTACAATCATTGAATGTTCCTATTTCAAGATTAGAACCACAACAAGGTGGTATGATTGGTCTTGGTAGAGTAACAGAAGTAACAAGAGATGAAGTTAAGTTTGCTAAATTTGTTCAGAGATTAAGAAATAAATTTGCACAGGTTTTTGATTCAGCTTTAAGAAAACAATTAGTTCTTAAAGGTGTTATATCAGTAGAAGAATGGCCTGAAATGCAAGAACAAATTTATTACGATTTTATTAAAGATAATAACTTCACAGAAATGCGTGAAGCAGAATTAATGAAAGAAAGATTAGGCCTTTTAGGTAGTGTTGACCCATACATTGGTCGTTACTATTCTAAAGAGTGGGTTCAGAAAAATGTTTTACAAATGGATGATGAACATATTCAATCTATTAATAAACAAATTTCTTCTGAACAAGAAGTTGGTGGTTTAGACCAACAAAACAATGAACAACCACAACAAGAAGAAGTGGTTGATATGAAAACAAAAAGATTACAAACACTACTAAATAGTAGGTAAACGAAAGGAAATATTATGGCTGAAGTTGTAGATTTTTTAACTCAAGTAGCTCAAGGTAAAGCTGCTGATGCAAAACAAAGTTTAGGTGATATGTTATCAACTAGAGCTTTTCAAGCTTTAAGTGATAGAAAACAAGAAATAGCTCAAACATTATATAATGGGCAGACAGCTGATGAAGTAAATGGAGTTACAGAACCAGTTGATGTGGAAACAGACGAAGTTCAAGCACAAACAGAAGTAGAAGAACCTGAACAAGTAGAAGAGCCAAAAGAGGAAGAATGAAAAAATTAACAGAGTTTCAATTAAATTTATCTGAATCATCTCAAGAGTATAAGAATTTTGATATGCTCGTCAGGATGGGTCTTGCTAATAGGTCTTTAATACAAAGGTATCACAAAGTATTAGACAAGATGAAAAGTTCTAGGCCTGTTTTTACTACACAAGAGAGAGATGCACTACAAGATTTATTTAATAAAATGTTAGGCCTCATTACAAAGAATCAACAAATATTTACTAAATCAAAACAGGCTGTAAGAGAAGATATAGAAGAATCTATAGATGTTGCAGTAAGTTCTGATTATAAAGTTTCACCATCTGGTAGAAAAGTTCGTGCAAGAAGAATTAAAGTTGGTGATAAAGTAGAAAGAGATGTTGATGCAGAATTAGAAAAAACAGAATCAATAGAACCTATTGATGCTGATGAGTTAGAAGAATTCAAATCTAATCCATTTTCTGGAAGACAAAGAGGTAGAGTTGTTGGTTATTATAAACCTAAAAAGAAACTTTTTGGTATGAAACCAACTAAGCCAGTTGAAAAGAAAAAAGTAAATGAAGCAACAGAAGATTTAGTAAAAGATCCACCGTTTGCTTTAGTGTTAAAAAGAAAAGCTATTAGAATGTATCCTAATAAAACTAAAGTAGCTTTATATTACAATAAACAAATAGACAAATATTTTACTATACCATATGGACCAAAATTTTCAAATGCACCTTTACAAGCTGAACAAGTAATTGATAGATTACTTGACATTAGGCAAAACGAAAAGTTAGACGAAGTTGTTGAGTTTGCAAATGGTGAACAAAGTAAAATTATTTTAAATTCAGCTATATCAGTTGTAGGTTTATATGAACAATTAAATGATGATAACAAGGAAAAATTAAAAGAATTTATTAACCAGTCACCACAAAATTTAGAAAAGATGGTAGACTTTGCCAACAAGTAATTATGATTACATTTAAAGAATTTCTTACAGAAGCAAAAAGAAATCCTAATATAATCAAAATGGGTAGAGTTAATAAGATTCGCAGAAGGGTGCGAAGAAATAAAGCTGGTAAGATTGTCGTACAAAAAAATGTAAGACGATCTGGTATAAAAGGTTATCGCATTTCAGGTAATGCTGTAAAAAGAATACCTGCAACTGCAAGGTTAAAAAAGGCCCGTTTGTTAAAAAGGTCTTGGAAAACAACAAGAAGAGCAAAGATTCGCCGTTCTTTAATGAAAAGAAGATTATCAATGAGAAGGCGTAAATCTTTAGGATTAAGATAAGGAAACTAAAATGATAGTAAAAGGAACTGCAACAGCTTTATCTGGTACAACACAATTTACTGATGCAACAGCTGTTTGGGTATTCAATACAAGCACAGCTGGTGCTGTGACTGTAAGAAATACAGCTGATGATGCAGATGTAGGCACAATCTATGTTGGTGGAAGTAATGGTATAGTAATTCATTTAGACATAGGTCAAGGAATTCGAGGTGCAGGTACTATGTATGGCACCCATATTGCAAATGTAGGGGCATAAAAATGAAATTAATAAGAGAAACAGTAGAAGATGTAAAATATCTTACTGAAGAAAAAGACGGCAAAAAACAATTATATATTGAAGGCACATTTTTAGTAGGTGATACTGTAAATCGTAATAATAGAATGTATAAAATGGACACATTACGAAATGAGGTAAAAAGGTATGATAATGAGTTTATCAGGACTAATCGTGCATTAGGAGAACTTGGTCATCCAGATACACCTTCAATTAATTTAGAAAGAGTTTCACATAAAATTGTTGACTTAAAAGAAGATGGCAACACTTTTTATGGAAAGGCATTGATACTTGAAACACCTTATGGTAATATAGTTAAAAATTTTATTGATAATGATGTGAGTATTGGTGTTTCATCACGAGCTTTAGGTTCCGTTTCACAACACAAAGACGGATACAATTTAGTTCAAGATGATTTGAAATTAGCAACAGCCGCTGATATTGTAGCAGACCCATCAGCACCTGGTGCATATGTAAATGGCATTATGGAAAATAAAGAATGGATGTTCGTTGAAGGACGATTCGTTGAATCTGATTTTGATAATGCTAAAAAAGAAATCAAAAAAGCTTCTGCTAAAGAAATTGAGGCGGTCGCTTTAAGATTATTTGAAAATTATTTACGAAAGTTGTAAAATTATAAATAGTATAACAATTTAAAAAGCATTAATAGGAGAAACCTAATGGCACAAAATAAATTAATGGAAGCAGCTGCTGACATTCTCGCTCAGAGCAAGAAAAGCGCACCTTCCGACCCACTCAAAAAAGTGGATGCCGAGGTCGTAGACTTGGGTGGTCCAACCCCTGAAAACGGTAAACCAGATGACGCATCACAGAAGATTGATGGAGCGAAAGCAGTTAAAGGTAACGAAAAGAATGTAGCTTCCATTAAAACAAAACCTTCTGATGCTTCTGCAAAGATGGAAGAAAAAGAGGAGACACAAGAAGTTGTTGAATCTGAAGATAAATCTGAAGAAGTAGTCGTTGAGGCGCCACAGGTAGATGAAGAAAAATTAGCTGAAGAAATAAAAGAAGATATCAACAAATTATTTGCTGATGACAAAACTATTTCTGAAGAATTTAAGTCTAAAGTAACAACAATCTTTGAAGCTAGAGTATCTGATAGAGTATCAACTATTAAAGAAGATTTAGAATCAAAATATGCTGATATGCTAGAAGAAGCTATTAATGGTGTCAGAGATGATTTAACTACAAAAGTTGACGATTATCTAAACTATGTTGTTGAAGAATGGATGAAAAACAACGAGATTGCAGTTGAATCTGGTTTAAGAAATGAATTAACAGAAGAATTTATTTCTGGACTTAAAAACTTATTCAAGGAACACTATATTGATGTTCCTGCTGAAAAAGTTGACCTTGTTGAGGAACTTGCTTCTAAAGTTGAAGAACTCGAAGGTAAACTTAATGAAGAAGTTGAAAGAGGCATTGAATCAAAGAAAACACTCAATGAATCAATCAAAAAAGATGTTGTTCGTGTCGTATGCGAAGGTTTGACCGAAACACAAGTTGAGAAAATTAAATCACTCGCAGAGAGTGTTGAATTCTCCACAGAGGACGAATACACTTCTAAACTTGAAACAATTCGTGAAAACTATTTCCCATCAGAAGTTAAAAAAGCTGATGAAGAGCAATTACATGAACAGGTTGAAGATACAGAAGCTGACAAAGAGAAAGCAATCGCTGATCCATTTGTAGCCGCAGTATCTAATGCTATAAAGAAACAAAAATAATAACAATTAACTAGGAGAAACAAATGTATTTGTCCGAAGATTTACAAAAAAAATGGGAAGGGGTCCTAGACCATCCTGATTTACCAAAAATCACCGACCCATATAAAAAGGCAGTTACAGCAGTTATTCTTGAGAACCAAGCACAAGAGATGAAAAAATCTGGTCAGGTTCTTAACGAGGCAGTTCCTGGAACTTCTACTGCTGATGTAACAAATTTTGACCCAGTATTGATTAGTTTGGTAAGAAGAAGTCTACCAAATCTAGTTGCATACGATATCTGTGGTGTACAACCAATGAGTGGTCCTACAGGTCTTATTTTCGCAATGAGAAGTAAGTACATCAATACTGATGATTCAGAAACAGAAGCATTCTACAATGAGGCTAATACTCAATTTTCTGGTACTAATGGTACTGCTCAAGAAACATTAGCAGTTGGTGCTGGTGCAGGTAACACATTCGTTGCTAACGCTACAGTATCACCAGGTATGACAACAGCTACTGGTGAAGGTGGTTCTATATCAGATACTTATCAAGAAATGACAATGTCAATCGAGAAAGTAACTGTTACTGCTAACACAAGAGCGTTGAAAGCTGAGTATTCAGTTGAATTAGCTCAAGACCTTAAAGCAGTTCATGGTTTAGACGCAGAATCAGAATTAGCAAACATCTTGTCTGCTGAGATTCTTGCAGAAATTAACCGTGAAGTTGTTAGAAACATCTATCAACAAGCTAA